TAGTCGTCTCCTGTTTCCCAAATAGTTTCAAAAGAACCTGAACCAATACTAGAATTATATCCAAACTTATTAACCATTGTATAACCAGGAACTTTACCTTGTTGAACAGCTAAATAAAAAGGTATGTCACCAACTGTGCTTCCACCTGTTATCGGATTTACATTATTACAATCACTCATTAACAACCAAACCTTATACTATACCAACTCATTCTCTCAACTTCTTGTTTTAATTCTTCTTGATAAGATGTATTTAACTTATCTTGCATCGTTCGTAAGGACTGAGTAACTTGTCTTTGGTTTTCTTCTGTGTACTCAGGAGTGGGTTCAGGTATTACTATATCTACTCTAGCCATTATTAGTATCCTGAATGTAGTCCACCGGCTCCACCACTGTGTCTTTCAGATCTTGGTGATGGTGAAGGACTTGATTTTGGAGCTGAATAATCTGCTCCTCCTGGTCTATCTCCTCTATTTCTATCTCCAGTAGATGGCATGTTTGTAATTCGTGGACTACTTGTGGTTATTTTTCCTTGCATATCTCTCATAATATCTCTTTCAATAGCTTTTTGTGCTCTATTGTTTCTTAAGATACCAGCAATTCCTTTTACTGAGTCTGGTAATAATGAACCTACTGTAAAAGCTGCTGTAAGAGGATTAGAAAAACCCATAAGACTATTTCCTCCAATTACTGATTTCAATATATTGCCTCTTAATCCCTCGAGTCCTAATTTTCTAACAGCAAAATCTGTAACTAATTTTTTACCAACATTCTTTGCTAAGCCCTTAACATCTATTGGTGGCATTTGTCCTACCAGATTATCTTCAACCATGAGGTTTTCATTAACCGGTGTAGTGTTAATAGCTGCAATGCCATTTATATTAGATGGTTCATAGCCACTAAAGTTAGGATCTTGTGTTATGGCTCTTTGTTGGTCTAAAATTCTTTGTGTTATTGGATCCATTAACCCCTCATTCCATCTGGTTGTACATCAGCTCTAAAAGTACCATATCTCCAACTTTGATCTGTTGAAAGGTTAGCCACCTTCACACTAGCAAATCTTGATCTAGCACGTGTATCTACTTTATCAGTAGAGCTTGTAATTGTAAATGGTCCTAAAGGTGAGCTCGCCGCTGTGCTTGTTGGGTAATTTCTTAAATTAATTGTGATTTGAGCATTACCTTCGAGTCTTTTAAAATCAGGAATAAATCTTCTCATACTCATAAAAAACTCTCCATCACCACCAACACTTAAATCAAAATCTCCTGATTGTATAAATGCAGGTATTGCCGTTTTGTTACCAACACTATCGACCTGATTTACACCCACCTCATGAGCATAGTATGTAGAAGCACCATTAGTATTTGTAGCCCCTTGAATAGTTGGAAATGTCGGAACTGCTGTGCTATCAAACTCTGTTGCATAAGGATTGTCGAATAATGTTGCATCGTGAAAAGAAGTTCTTGCTAAAGAACCTGTTGTCCAAGCATTTTCTGTGTAATTGTATGTCACTACTCTATCAACTAGTTCAGATCCATTCTTAGGATAAAACCAATTTATTTCTTCATATAAATGATTAAGACCTGCGTATACTTGTTCTCCTGCGCTATAGTTAATTCCTAAATTATTTCCTGTATTAGTAAATACAAAATCTTCAACTAAACATGGAACTGATTTAACTGTTCCATCAAATACAAAAAAACCTCCTGCTTGTCCCATCCACCAAACTCTTCCATTAACATAATGTAGAGCGTGTTGACCAATTAATCCACAGTTACTTCCAACCTGTCTAATAGAAAAGGTAAAAGGTGGTCCAACAAACTGCATAACATATGCAGAAGTATCTGTTAAAATTAAAATATAATCTTTACCTTTTGCAGCTCCTACAATTTTTACTCCAGAGTCCAACCTAAAAGTACCAGCGGTGTTAACTGATGTTGGTGTATACTCAGATATATTTTCTTGATCGGAAAATCTTATAAACATTTTATCTTGTGTATTATCATCTCCGACTGTTGTTTCAGTTCCAAGAACTATTAAATGTCTATCTCTATCTGACACAATAGACATGACTGATCTAGTGGGTGCTCCGCTAACAACAACTGCCCTTGTTATTAAAGCATTTGCATCTGCATGTATAGGATTCCAAGAAAAAGTTTTTCCATTTTTAATAGTGGCTATCATAACTTCACCAAAATTATCTATTGACCATGAAGCGGGATCAATAACTAAATTACTCGATGCAACTGGAGATCCCCAGGTTCCTCTTCCCCACGTGCCTGTTCCCCAACCATAGCCTGCTGTTGCATTTAATGGACCTGGTTTAATATATGGGTTCACTGTGGCAGCACCACTAGCGGATGTAGTTGCTGATGCAGCACTAGCCATTGTAATTGTAAAGCTGTTCGCTGAAGATGTAATTACTTCAAATGTATTTGTTTCAAAGTCTGATGCTACATATCCTGCACCACTCGGAGGAGTTACTGAGGTAAATGTAAACAGATCCCCTGCCAATAGACCATGAGTTGTTTTATTTACGGTAACAGTTGCTGAAGTATCTGTGGTATCGAATGTACAACCCGTTAATGGTGTATCTAGTGGAGTGATATCATAAAAACCGCCTTCATAATAAATTAATAAAGCTTTATTAGTTCCTAAAGCTGCGTATATTCTTCCATCTAAATCAGCCCATACTAGTTGTTTTCTCACGGCTCCAACTAAAGTATCTGATGTAATCTGCTCCCAACCACCAATTTTTTCAGGAGAACCGTATCTAAATCTTACAAAATCTCCATCAGTCCATTGACCTTCTGCTCCGGTCTCTGTAACTTGTTTATTGAATCCTGGTGCTATTTGTATATTTGTTAAAGGCATATTTAATTATAGCAGAATTATACTGATTTTTGAATAGACTGTAAATCTACATGTAATGCACAGATAATATCATTTTATTTAGACCTTCATTACAACCAACTTCTGTAAATCTTGTTGTTGTATCAGATAAAATAGCTCTATTTTCAACACAATCTATTTTTTCTAAACCAAGTATTTTTGTGTAACCATTGTTAGAGTTTAAATGTAAAACACAACTTTTATAATTTTTGTTTTTTAAAAAATTAGATTCATGCTTGTATTCTTCTTGCTTTTTAGATCCTGCAAATAAAATTAAATTAGATTCAAGTATTATTTCTGCTTTAAGTATTTGAGCTAGATCAGTCAATATATAATCGACAAAATAACTTCTATGTTTACCTTGCTCCCCTACAAGTTGATGTAGAAGTGTAATAGGTTTTTCTTTGAATATTGACCACAAAAAATCATGACTTTTAATAATTTTCATAATTTTTTGTAATTCAACATTACCTAAAAAATTATTCTGTATCTGAATCACGTTTATCGTTTAGGGTTGCTATCGTTCCTTCTATAACAGTTCTATCATTAGTTTCCATTTTTTGAACATTTTCTGAAAAATTAACATTCCAATCTATAACCATTCTCATTAGCACATTGCCAAAATGTCTTAACCCTATTGCAGAAAAATGCAGTTTCCTTTTTCTCAATAAAATAAATATTTCTTTCCAAGAAAATATTATATCACAGGAACCGTCTTTATATTGTTTAAATTTCATGATTAGGTCCTATACCAAAAGCTTGTCTTTTATCCATATAGTATTCTTTGTATTTACCATCTTTTTCAACATAGTGCAAAAAAATTTGTGCGTGCCAATCTCCATTAAATTTTTTTCTATAATGATGTATTTCAGTGCCTTTATAGATTACAGCATCACCATCTTCTAATAATACTTCTTTATCATCCATATAAATTGGCCAAGGTGTTCCATCGCTCCCAACTTGAACCGTTAAAGATAAATCACAAGAAGGCCGGTCAGTATGTTTTTTTAAGTAAGCACATCTTGTGTAAACTCTTCCAAAAGAATATGAGGGTAATAAATCCAAACCAGTTTGTTTATCTACGATAGATTTACTTTTTATCAAGAGTGCATCGGTAGCTGCTGTTCCATAGAAATAAGTATCATGATTTGGTGCTAACAAACCATCATTAAAACATTTTATATTTTTTCTATGTATAATTTCTGACCAAATTCTAAATAAAGAAACTTCATCTTTAGTTAAAAAATTTTTTATTATTTTATATTTATTAATCATAAAGCCCACGCTACGACAGAATATCTTACACCACTTGTAACAGGAGTTACTTTGTGTGGGTATAAAAAATTACTCGGCCAAATTATTAAATTATTTTTTTTAGTTTCTGCAGTTATTTCTTTTGTTCTTTCAGGATTACTAAAAACTAAATCTCCTCCTTCGTATCCATCGTTGACTATAAAAATCAGGCTTATAGTTCTTGGAGTTGTTGTACCATTATCAACATGCAATTTATAATGTCCTCCAACATTATATTTTAATACTTGTATATCATTTAGTTGAACCGTTAAATCTTGACTAATTTCAGATAGATATTTTTGAACATATTTAGAAAAAGTATTTAATAAATAATTACTCCAATGTATGGTTGTAAAACTTTTTTCATGCATGCCATTATGTAATGGCCATACTTGTGTTTGTCTAACTTGAGGTTCAATCACTTCTCCTTTTGGTCTAACAATTTTTGCGTCTTTAAATTTTTTTTCTGTTTTGCATACTTCTATAAAATTATTTAAAGTTTCATCATGTAAAATATTTTGATATATTTTAATATATTTAAAAGTATCAAACATTATTTATAACTTTTTTTATTCCAAAATTTATATTTATAATTGAATATAAAATCTAATTGATAGTTTTCATGTTTTGTTTTCATTTGAATTTTATCTGTGCTTAATATTTTATGTTTCCATGAGTCTCTTTTAAAAGGAAAAACTTGAACGTAAGGTGTTCCTTTTTTTAAAACAGTATTCAATACAGGATATTTATCACCATTTACAATAATAGGAAAGTTTATAAATATTTCATGTTTATCGGTATCAACAATTCCAGGTATAATTGAAAACCTATCATCTTGATTATTCATAGGTGGTAAAAATACACAAGAATATCCTGGAGGTGTTTTTATAAACCATGGGTTTAGTATTTTTTGAAAAGGTAAACTTTTATTTTTGTGTACAAAAGGACATTCTTTACTTACTTGAGATACAGGATGAACTTGTGGTATTTGGTTATCATTTAAATTTATATCATTAGGTTGTAACATAGACACCATTTGAGTAGCCTTTTCACCACCCTCATCCACGTTATGTCTTAAAATAATATCAGTTGGTATTTTTAAAATATAGCCGCTTGTAAGAGTATCTAAAAAAGGTATACAACCTTTTATAGTTTTGTTATCAGCTCTGTGCTCAAGGTTTTTATACCAATCAGGAATATTTAATTTACAAGGTTTAGGTAATAAATCTTTATTTTTAAGATATTCCTTATCTGCTGAAAATTCAATAACCTTATCAAACATAATGATTATTATGTAATCTAAATTAAGGTATTTGTAAAGGATGGTAATATGTTATAGAATTGTTATCGCAATACTCTTCCCAAGTAGTTTCTGATAAAGGATAAGTTAAAGAACTTGTATCAAAACTTTCAAGGTAATTTTTGTAATTTAAAATATCCGAATACATAGAATGATCTGCATTTGCATCTAGATAATATTTACATACTTGAATGACATTTGCTATATATTCATCTAAGTAAGCCTGAGTTTTTATTTGATAATTAGCTTCAGAAACATCAGGTGGACATTCAGTTTTGTCAGTACGTATATCAATCACAACTGCATTGTTTACAACTTTTACATTAACTGCGAGACCCTTTCTTACCTTATTGTAATCATCATCAGATACTGTTCTTACATCTAATTTTGATTCATCAATATTTAAGTTTGTTTTAGCTGTATCGTTTGAAGCTATAGCTTGTATTAAACCGTCATTATTAAAAATAAAATAGGCCATAATTATAATCCATTATCTAAAAATACTAATCCTCCAGGTACTCCGGCACCACCACTTTGAGGACTGTTTTGTCCTCCTGTTCCACCATCTCCTCTTGTAACAGTAAATAGTATTTCTCTTGTTGGTGAAAAAGTTGCTCCCGGTGCAGTTCCGGCATTCCCACTTGCTCCAGGGTTGTTTCCAGAAGCTCCAATGCCACCATTTCCACCATTAACTGTAAACAAACTTCCTACACTTGTAGAGCCGCCATTACCGCCTGGGTTTCCATCATTACCAGGACCTGCATTACCGCCTGCGCCGCCTCCTCCAATAGAAACAGCGTAGTTTGCTCCTCCAGTAACATTACCTTGATAATAACCAAAACCTCCTGTACCGCCAGAGCCACCAGCTCTTCCCCAACCTGGGCCCCAACCACCGCCTCCGCCGCCTGCGGCAAACGCGAACGCTGTGTATTTTGTTACATCAGCAGGAGGACTGTAAGTTGATGAAGAAGGTCCTGAATTAAAATATTTATATTGCATACCATCAGCACCTCCTGCAGATCCATTTGATGCTGCAGTCAATCTACCTTGAGCATCTACAGTTATCGAAGCAAGTGTATAAGATCCGGCACTTACTGCCGTATCTGCAAGTTCAGCTGCTTCTACTGCATCATCTGCAATCTGAGCAGTGTCAACTTTATTATCTCCAATTGCACCATTATCGATTATTGTAGTTCCGTTTGAAATAATACCCATTAGTATCTCCTTTAAATTTTTTCTAACTTTAATCTAAATTTTTCATTAGATTTGTTATTGATTAAGTATATATCCTCAGCACCTTCCTGTAAAGTCCAACTACCCTTAGAACCATCTACAATGTTTCCTTCAGTTTTGTGTTCATTATTAAGGTGTAAATCTCCAGTGTAAACATTCTGCCAAACGTTACCAGAAGATCCTAAATCATAAGTGTCATTAGCACCAGGTAATATGTTTCCCGTAGCTGTAATTTGACCAGTTGCGATAGTTCCTAAGTTTGAAGTTACATCAATAATATTTGTTCCGTTACTGTAAAGAATTTTAATCCCCTTATCAGTTGTAGAAAAAGTAGGACCAGTCCCCCCTGCAGTTTTAAATTCAACAGTAAATGCTCCGGAAGTGTTGTTATAAACAATGTAAGATTTTTCTATACTATCTGGGACTGTAACAATTTGATTTCCTGTAATTGTTCCAGATAATTCTATAATTAAATTTCTTGCATCGGAAGAAGATGTTGATCCGTCAGCTATTAACAATGCTGTTGTTTGTGCTCCACCAGTTATGTCTTTATCTACATAACCTTGCATTTGATTAATGATTTCTAAATTTGTATTTGTTTTAGTTCCCCAAGTACCATCGTTGGCACCTGTAACCATTAGTTCTATTCCAAGATCAGTATATGTTGATGACATGTCGCTATTATATCCTCTCTATGCTGCTAGATCAACCTCAGTCCAAACATTAGACACACCTGGATCAATTTCAGCCCATGCTGTAACATTTGCATTTCCAGCACTAGATTGTAACTCAATTCCAGTAACATCTATATTAGCGTTTCCTGTCACTATAACAGATCCTATAGATGTAGACATTTGAATACCTGTGACATTAATCACGATAATTGCATCTACTGTTCCAATTGAACTAGTTAGTTGAATACCTGTCAGTTCAACGTTAGCGTCTGCTGTAGGAGTTTCTTCTCCCATAGAAATTGTTAACTCTTGACCAGTAACTTCAACAGTATGATCTGTAAATGCAGACTCATCTCCTAATGTCATGGTGATTTGAGTGCCAGTAACTGAAACGTTTGCTGTAGCAGTAATATCTACATCTCCAACAGAAGGTGTTAGTTCTAATCCTACTAAGTCTATGATTCCTCCTGATACAGTAGTTACCGTTCCTATTGAAGATGTTATTTCAATACCAGTAACCGAAACATCGGGAGCAGGATCTACTTGACCAATAGAAGAAGTTAAAGATATTCCTGTAATATTTACATTTGCATTAGCTTCAATAGTTTCTTCACCAATATTTGAAGTTAAAACTGAACCCGTTACGTCTACGTTTGCGTCTACAAAAATAGTTTCTGTTCCTATTGAAGATGTCATTTCAATACCAGTAACCGAAACATCGGGAGCAGCATCTACTTGACCAATAAAAGAAGTTAAAGATATTCCTGTAATAGCTACATTTGTATCTCCTGTAATTGATTCATCTCCTATTGTAAAAGTCAAAGAAGAACCTGACACATCAACATTTGCATCTCCTGTTAGAGCCACCGTTCCCATTGCAGTATCTAAATTATCTTCAATAACCGGTACACTTACACTACCTCCTGCAGAAATTCCAACTGAAGCAATTGATATAGTAAGTGGATCAGGTGCATCTATTTTAGAAGCTGATACAGTCCCTATAGAAGAATCTAATTCTATTCCTGTTAAAATTACAATAGTTCCTTGTAAGGTATCTACATTTCCTTGTGTGGCTGTTATCTCTTGGCCAGTTAAAGAAACTGTTACATCAATATTAATATTTGGAGATGTTTGTGAAAAATTAAGTTGTTCACCAGTTACAGCAACGTTAACATTAACTGAACCTGTAGCTGCAAAAGGAGCTTCTGCAAATGTGGTAATTCCAAAGGCCATGTATTAGGCTCCTTTTTGTTCTTGATCGAATCCTTCTTTTAACATTTCAGAGGTAGTTTTTTCTTCCTCTGGAAGTTCTTTTTTAAGTAGATCAGAGTAGTGTTTTTGTAAAACTTCGCAATCAGTAAATTCTAAATTTAATTGATTTTTCTTTACAACAAGGTTTTGTAATTTTTGTAAATACACTTTACCTTGATCAGATAACTTTTCACTATCGTAATGTTTTTTGTCAAAATTAAATATCATTACATCTCTTCTAATTTGAATCTGTATTTTTTACCAGACTTATTATTTAAAATATATAAATGTTCAGCACCCTCTTGGATAGTCCAATTACCTTTTGTACCATCTATAGAATTACCTTCTTCTTTCCCTTCATTTGATAAATGTAAGTCACCAGTGTATACATTTCTCCAAACGTTATCAGAAGCTCCAAGATCAAATGTATCAGAAGTATTAGGTAAAACGTGATCTGATGTAACATTTCCAGTAGTAGTAATTGCTCCTGTGACAGTTAACGTAGATCCATCAAATGTCATGTTTGCTTCTGCATTCATAGCATCTGTGCCTGTTGCAGTTAGAACTCTATTGTTAGCGCCATTAGTCATGAAATCTGATACATCAACAGCAACTGCATCAGCAGTGACATCAATTCCTGTTCCAGCGCCAACTGCTAGTGATCCAGAAGTTGTAACTGATCCTGTTAATCCATTTCCACCAGAAACAGAAGTTACAGTTCCAGTGTTTGTTGTAAATCCAGAGTCATTATTAAATCCTGAGA